GCCTGGGTCATCTAAAGGACTTTTTTACCCAAAGTTACAATATTCCTATAAGAGCTCCTTATTTAGGAGGGAAACAATGGTTGATGTCTGGTAAAAGCACGGAAAATGAAACAGGGTTTAATGTAGCTGACGATTTCCCTACAACAACGCCACCACAACTCGCTACTATACAAGCTATTATTGATATGAACGAAGGTCGCGAAGTAGAAATACTTACAGCCGCTAAAAAAGTAATTACGGAAGGAGGTTCTGAGGAAACAGGAATAGGACTTAAAGAACAAATAAATGATGTTTTAAATATGACCCCTCCTCCTCCAGCAGACGTCCCTATGATTGGTTTGCTTTCTGAAGAAATAGCATCGCAGCCAGCGTATGGTCGTCTTAAAGAAGACGTAGACGTTCTAGAACAAGAAGGAGATGGAAAGTTACGGGGATACAGTAATCCTGACATGCCTTCGCCAAAAAGGAAAACAGATGTTATAGATTACGGTAGTTTAGAAGGAGCTGATGTAACGAATTTGGGATCAATAGATGTTACAGGAAAACAAGATGACGACAAGCAAGATGACGACAATCCACTTGCTAAATTGATAGTAGAAGGAGAAGGAGAAGGAGAAGATCAACAAGGAGAAGATCAACAAGGAGAAGATCAATCACTCGTAGACCAAGTTATAGACGCAGCAACTACTAATGATACAGAAAAAACCACCAAAACCATTGAAGATTATAAAAAAGAATTTATAGAGGCTATGCCTGAGTATGAAGGCATGAGCAAGGATGAGAAAGCGTACTCTTGGATTAAAATGGGAATGGCCATTGCAGCAGGGCAAAGTCCTAATGCCATAGAAAACATTTCTAAGGGTGTGTTAGCGACTATTGATGAGTTTGCTGACGATCCTAAGAAAAAACGTGAATACGAAATGCAGGTTGCGCTTTCCGCAGGAAAATATGCAGTAGAAAGTGTCAATGCTTTAAGAACACAAGAGCGTGCATTAGAGTCTCAATTTGAAAATTATGTAGTTAAAGAAGATGGCACAATTACATTCCCTGATGGAACAGAAAAAAAGGTTACCGGAGGTCAAGTAGTTCCTATTTCTACAGCAGATAAAATAGCAGGAATGAATTTTGATAATTTAATTACTACGGGTATGTTTGGAGATCAATTAGCTGCTACAAAAGCTTTAACTAAACTTCAAAACGATCTAAATAAGACATTAAGAGCCGAATTAGTGGTTGACGATGATATGACCATGAAAGTTACTAAGGAGTATAATGAAGCATTAGATAAAGTTATTATGGGAAATGAATTAACTAGCTTTATAGATACAGCAATGGAAATGAATGCAAAAGGTCAAGTAACAGGAATAAAAAATCAAGCCAAAAATGCTATTTTAAAGGCTTTTAATGCAGCAGGTGTATCTACAGAAGTAATAGGTATGAGCGAAGAAGAAGCTGTAGAAGCTTTAGGTGGCCCGCAAGCATATAATGATTTAATGCAAGTAGTCGCTAATAATATGTTAAAAACCTTATTAGGAGAAGGATCTAAAAATATTTCTAATGTTGATAGAGAATTAGCTCAAGAAATTTCAGGGTTAGTTAAAACTTTACAAGCAGGTGCTTTTCAAAATCCTGCATTATTAAATGCTAAATTACAGAGAATTCGATCACGTATAGCTACTAATATATCGCAAGGAGAAGCAACTATTAATCAGTTAAACACAACATTTGCACATAGGTTAGTTCCAGGAACCGATGAAAAATTTACAGAATTTGTACTTCAACCTTTAGCAAAAAAAGCTACAGCTTCTAAAGGAACTCCTTATAGAGACTTAGGAACTGATGTAGGGGTTTTGGGAGAATTTATTACAAATGACGATGGTACTTTTACTTATAAAATGTTTGAAGCTACATCATGACTAAAATAAATTTACCTAATGGTGCTGTAATAGATTTTAAAGATGCTCCTCAAGAAGTAATTGAAAAAGAAATAACTAATTTACGAAATACTAAACCTGAACTTTTTGAAGAAAAAGTTGATTACTCAACTATTTCTTTTCAAGATTTACAAAAACATGTAAGAGCAAAAGCTGGTTCTCAAGCTTCGGAAGACCAGGGCCCACCGTTAACGCACCCAGATTTAGAAGTAGCCGACGCTGGATTCCAATATTTTTATGGGAAAGCTGATAATGACGAAGAACGCCAAGCACGTTTAGTTTCGGTCTTTGGTGAAAAAGGCGTAGAAAAACGCGGACCGAATAATTTTATTTTAAATTTAGATGAGGTAGAGAAAACAATTAAAGAAAAATATGATCTGCCTGACAGTGGTACGATGGCAGTGAACCGTAAAGGGTTTAGTCGGTATGACTTAGCACGGTTTGGGGGCGAATATCGAGGACCATTGCTTGCTACATTAGGGGTAGGATTAGTGACTACAGGTGTGGGCTTTTTACCAGGGGTAGTTTTAATGGGAACAGCCGCTGCTGCTGGTAAAGGTATTGATGAGTATTTAGAGTATGATGAGGGTTTCCAAAGGCAAGAACCTGGATGGGGTCGAGGAGATATTTATAGAGACATGGCCATCGAAGCAGCGTGGATGGCTGGAGGAGAAGGTTTGTTTAGAGGATTATTTCATCTTGGAGGTCGTATTCTTAGAGGACCAGGTCCCAAGCCTTCCGAAGCCCGGGTAGAACAATTAGTAGAGGCTGGTTTATCTCCTAGCAAAGCTGTAAGATATGCGACGGAAGAAGCGCGTGTTCTTGTAAATAAGCAAGTAAAAGCCGGAGCACGGCCCAATGTGGAAGAGGCAACCGGAAAAGCGTTTTTAGGAAGATTACAAGCTGTTTATGAGGCTATTCTTCCTAATCGAACGGCAGCGCGTAAAAATTCTGATTATGTAAAAAAAATAATGTCTGATTATACAAAAGGTCAGATAACTAGAGAAGAAGCCCAAGTGCTTTTTAACGAACAAGCTACTGCTATTAGTAAGATTATTAGAGAAGGTATGGCTAATCCGGATGAAGCTATTCGTATTGCTAATCGTCATTTGTATGCGGTTATAGAACAAGAATTTAAAGAAATTAACAAACTTGTTAGCAAAAACTTACAAAAAGGAGACGGTGAAATAAGCGGGGTATTAGCACAAGATTTTTCTAAAGCACTAGAAGATGCGGCACGGTTGTTTAGACAAGACTCTGCCCTTTTATATCAAAACGCCGAAAAAGCTTTAGGAAATAAAGCGATGTTTGACGGAGCACCTTTACTAAAAGGTATTGAGAAATTAGAGCAGGATATATTTAGAGTACTCCAAAAGGAAAAGTCCCTAGTAGGAACCAAGTTAGTACAGTTTTTGAAAAAGAAAATAAACAAAAATGAAAAATTCACCCTTACAGAACTAAATAATTTAAGAGCAGTTCTTAATGCTCAAAGACATAACCCAGAACTTATAGGTAGTGTGGCACAAAGAGATGCGGCAGCATTAGTAAAAAATGTAGACCAAATGTTAGCCAATCAAGAAAACATTTTAGGAGAGGCTATTAGTAAAGTAGCAGGCACAACAGGAGGAGTAAAGGTTAAAGGAACTAAAGTACTTCAATCACCTGCTAAAATAGAAGAAATGCGTAAGGGTTTTAATATTTTACAAGAAGCAAACAAACATTATATGGATGGAAAAGCTGTGTTTAGTAGTCAAGCTGCCGATCAAATTCTTACATCGGTAAAGGGAAAACTCTGGGTAGATATGGATAATGTAAATAAATTTATTGTAAATGCCGGGGAACCTGAAAAACTAAAAATGTGGTTAAATGCTATTACCCCGTCCAATAAATATATTGGAAAACTACAAAGCACAAAACCAGAAGTGTTCGACGCATTGGAGGCCTTAGCCGCCAGAGGGAGCGTAAGCGAATTTAACACCTTAATTAAAGCGGAAGGTTTATCGGATATTGTTGAAAGAATCCCTTCCTGGGTAGGAGTTATGATAAAAAAAGCTCCTGATGATGAGACCGCAAAAAGAATTTTACAGGAAAATGTAGATTTAATGAAAATGCGTGCATCCGATGTTAGGGCTCGTACGAACCCTAATGTGGTTCGTGATCGTGTTCGTGATATGCTTGGTAATAGTTGGATGCGGGAAGCTCTTAGAACCAGTGTAGATGATGCTGGTTTGACGAGCTATGGTAAGTTTGCCGATAAATTTAAAAAATTAGACACACAAACAGCTAAAACTTTATTTGGTGATAATTACAATCGTTTAAATCAAGTCGCTAATGATGCTTTAGTAGTAAGTAAAATAAAAGGAAATAAGACCAATATAGCGGCTATTGATGATACTTTATACTTACCCGCAGTTCGTCAAGAAATAGAGAAGGTACAAGGAGTTATCCGTCAAGCAAAAGTAGAAGGTGATAATGCGTTTTTAAGTGCCCTTACTACAGGAAGAATAGATGATGTTGACACTTTAGTAACCGGTCTTTTAAATAAACCCGATAATTTTAACACCTTAATTAGTCGTATTAGTTCCACCCAGGGTAAAGAAGCCGCCGACCAGGCAGCAGAAAACATTAGGGATATGACAATGGCACGAATTGTTAACACCAGTTTTCCTGATGGTATTACACCTCAAGGTATTGCTACCGGTTCGTTTGGTGAAACTATGGAACAAACCATAAAACAAATGAATAAAAATAATGCTTTAGAAAATATTTTGGGTAGCAAAGAAATAGTTAACAACTTAATTAAAGTGTCTCAGGATGCTACTCGTGTTTCTAATCGTGCGTTTAAGGGTAAAGTTGGTTTGGCTCCTGCGGCCTTTATTATAAGTGCTGGATACCGTGCGTTAACCGCTCCTTTAAGTTTTGCCACCGAATTGACTGCTATTTTTGGTCTAGGAAAACTTTTACGAAGTAAACCGGTGTTAAACTTCTTTACCAATCCTCGTATGCGTTCTCGTCAAATGAAAGAAGGTATCCGCTTTGGGGCAGATATGGGACAAGATATAGTACCTATAGGTGCACGACAAAGAAGAGAGTTTATTACACAACAAGGACGCAAACTTCCTGGTTATGGAATTAGAGAAACAACGCAAGCTGTAGACGAAAATATTCCTGAAGAAGTTAAGCAGGGGGTTAGCCAGGGAATAGGTGCCGGGCGCGATGTTCTTCGCGAAGTAGAAGTAAATAAACTTCTAGGAGTACCATAATGGCTATTGATCGCACCAAACTTGCAGATATGTTAATCCTTCACGAAGGTATGAAGTTGAAAGTATATGACGATGCAACAGGAAAAGACCTGAGTAAAGGGGACGTGGCCCAGGGACACCCGACCATTGGCGTTGGTCGAAACGTTGCGGGCGATGGTTTAGGAATATCGGAAGAAGAAGCACGGTTCATGTTACATGCGGATATTGATCGCGTGGAACAGGAAGCAAAAACCTGGGACATTTACCATGAATTGGATGGTATTCGTCAGGCTGTTTTATTAGATATGCTATTTAATATGGGTTTAACGCGATTTAATCCAGACAAATGGCCAAAAATGTTCCAAGCTTTAGAAGAAAAAGATTGGACGGAAGTTGCGAATCAAATGTTGTCTAGTGCATGGGCTGGTCAAGTAAAATCTCGCAGCGAACGTTTGGCTAAGTTGATGGAATATGGAGTGTGGGTTGAATAATGTTAAACAAATTGGTAGCTATTTTAATAGTCGTCATTTTTTTGGGCTTACTAACTCTTTGCTCTACGGTTCATGCACAAACTAATACGGTAACCAGTACATCAAGCACGGTGTCTGGTACGACTACTGTAGATCGCACCCCTTCCACGGCTTCGGCTCCAGGAATAGTGGTTAATAACCAAGATGTATGTTCGACTGCCTCTAGTATGGCGATACAATCGCAAATTCTAGGAATAGCAGGAGGAACAACTGTCCGAGATTTGAACTGTGAGCGTTTAAAGTTATCTCGACAACTTTTTCGATTTGGAATGAAAGTGGGAGCGGTAGCGATGCTTTGTCAGGACGAAAGGGTGTTTTCGGCGATGGAAATGGCGGGCACACCGTGTCCATATAAGGGGTTGATAGGGACGGAAGCGGCCCAAGCATGGCTAGATAACCCAGAAAAAAGACCTGATTATGAGAAATGGCTAAAGGAAAATGATTTAAAAGAAGAGGAGGGTTTTAACAATGATGAAGCTGCTTTTGGTATTTTTAGCGTTCTTCTTTTACTCATGTTATTCTAACGCACAGTTGCTAGAAGAAGGCGAAACAGTCACAACGGAAATAGAAACACAAGGAAATGTGGAAGAAGTAACAGAAACCACTGTTACCATTGAGCATAAAAACACAGGTGATATTTTGGACGGAGACACAGGAATCGTATCGAGTAAATACGAGGGGGATGCAGATATAGACTGGGGTGGGGCTGGTTCCGTTTATGCACATTCCTCGTGTACGGACGCAGCTTCAGGGTTTCCCGCAACAGGAACGGATGGGCGAACAAGTGGGTGCGGCCATGCGCGTACAAATAGCCTCACAACCTGGAGACAATACGTGAATCTTAATTCTTTTGGGATAGAAGAAGGAGGAGAAGTTAACTATGAGTTTTTGTTTGCGTTTCCAAACAGTATGTATCAAAACTCTGGACAGACTGCTTATGTCCAAACCAAAGGCTATAATGATAATGCGTTACAATGGCAAACAGGACTAGTAACCATAGACAAAACAACTTTTACACAAAACCCTTATAACTATAATAACAATACAAACTGGGTAAACACGGTAACAGGCACCTATGATTTTGCTAATCAATTAGACAAAGTATATATAGAAATTGGAGGCTATGGAGAATATTTCTGGGACGAGTTTCAATATAACGTGGTTTATAATCATATAACAACAACAGTAGAAACATGGATGCAAGTAGCCCAGCAAGAACAAGATATTACAACAACTATGGATTTAATGGACAATTATGATGTTACAAATTATGACCAGGATGTAAGTGACACGAGTGTCGCTGATGTAACAAACATAGATTTAGATATACCCGATCCTGAGCCTATGGTAGACGCACCAACTGATATGCCTGATACTACTATAGATATGCCAGGCTCTTCGGAGACAACAAACACTGGAGAAATATTTCAAGATTTAACAATTGATACGCCTATGATGGATGTAGAAGAAGTTGCCGAAGTGCAAGAAATTGTTGCTGAAATACAAGAAATAGAAACCATGGACGAAACTTCAGACTCATTAGAGACTACTACAGAGGTGTCAGAGACTACTACTATAGAAGAACCTAGCGAAGACAGTGAAAGCTCTCAGGGAGGCTCTGAAGCCCAGGAAACAGATTTTGAAAATAACACGGAGGAAGAAACCAATGTTGCAGAAAATGAAACAGAAAATACAGAAACTGATGCAAAAGCTGAAGAAAAGTCTGACACTGATGAAGAAAAAACTTCTAGCAGTGAAGGGGAAGAAAAAGAAGTTGCCCAGAAAGAAGAAGTAAAAGAAGAGGTTCAGAAAGAAGCTGAAGAAGAGTCTCAAACAGAAGTAGCTGAAAAATCTCCTAAACAACAAGAGTCCAAACAAGAGCGTGCAAAAAAAATCTTGGCCAATTTTGATTCGCAATATGACGCGGTAGCTCAAATGGCGACCTTGGCATTGGTAAACGCGTTAGGACCAAATATTAAAACATATCAAACCACCCAGATACAACCATTATCTGTATGGTACGAGCCTGATGATATTTATCCAAACGTAGTTATGCCCGATCCTTTAGGAAATTATTTTGGCGTTCGTGATAGTTTAACCTTTAATAAAATGATTGATATGCAATATGAGTAAAGCAGAAGTAGAATATAAAGGAATTAAGATTAAAGGAGGAAAGCTCCTACTGATTTTGCCTTTACTAGGCACAATTGGTGGGGCTATATGGGCCGGATTTGAAGGGTATGCCAGATGGGTTGCAATGGAGGATAAAATAAACGAGTATGTTGCTCCCGATTTGAGTGGTTTTCAGACACAATTAAGCGATTTTGACACGGTAGTAAATGTAACAAATGAAAAAATAGAAAGCCTGGAAGTTAAATTAGAAAATGAAATTACAAATATGAGTACCTTATTACAAACAGAAATATCCACCGCTTTAGAATTAGTACAATCTGCTCAATCTGATGCTAGAGATATTCGTAATGAACTTCGTAAGGATATTAATGAAGTTATGGATAATATAAGTGCAGTTGATAAAAGGTCGAGAACTACAGAACAAGAAATACGAACAAGCCAACGCACAGCAGAGAATGATGTGCGGACTTTAATTCAACACGCTGAGGATAGATTTGATGGTAAACGGACTGCTATTGAAAGTGATTTTACCAGGCGTATGGAAAATATTGACTTAAAACTAAAAGAATTAGAAGATAGATTAAGAGAGATGCTCACCAAAGCCCTAAACAATCCGTTAACTGGTCAATAAGATTTATCAAAATCTTTAAGAAGAGACGCTTCTACTTTTTTAATAGCTTTCAAACGTTCCTGGCATTCATCATAAGTTTCAGGATCATTTTCAGATATAAGATCCTCCGTTTCTTCTTTCAAATGTTGGATGGCAACAATTAAACAATTATGTTCTAAAGCAGTTAATTTTAAAGTAAGTTCCATTATATATTCTCCCTTTCTAGTTAATAATAAAATTACTATATGGGAAATAATGGTAGGTGTCAACTCTTTTTATTTTTCCACTCGTATTCTTCTTCCCATTTTTCTATTTTTTTCACTTCAAACTTTACGCTTTTGTCTCGTACTTGATCGAATAAAGCGTTTAAAACATCCACTTTTCTTGGTTTTCTGCTCCATAGTTGTCGAATAATAACCTGATACGTCACGTTCTTTCCTTTTTTATTAAAATGTTTCACGTGAAACATTAAGTTATAAACTTGTAGTTATATACAGACAACCGAATATTATAAGGTAAAAAACTAAAAGTCTTAGGGCCCATTTCATAAATTTTTTCTCATTCACAAGGCATCTTCGTCTTTCATAAATTCTAATAATCTTTTATTCTCTAGTATTTGAGCAAAACATATTATCGCTCGTGTTATAGAATGCTTTCCGCTAGTGGCTTCTTGTACGAGTTCCAACGCCGATTTTTTTTGTTCCGGGGTAAAGTTCTCTTCTAATATATTCGTCAGTTCCTCTTCTCGTTTCTCTACATAAAGTTTATACTCTTGTAATTGTTTTTTCAATCTTATATACACTTGTGATTTTCTTTTTTGTAAAGTCATTAAATTGCCTCTCTTTATGTTTAACTTCAATTGTTTCACGTGAAACAATTACTTTGCTTTGCCCCAGTTTTCTCCTATGCCTACATCTACCCGAGAAGGGATCCTCATTTCAGGGAAACAGTTTTCCATAATGCTTTTGATCTGGGTTACTTGCTCTTTGTTCTCAACAGAAAAGCACAATTCATCATGAACCGTAATCATGGGCAAATGACCCTGGCCCACACACTCCTTCATTGCTCTTTTTGTTTGGTCGGCTGAAGATGCCTGGATTAAACGATTTAGTGCCTTATAAGTAAAAGCGACTTGATAATTGACAGGGTTTTTCTTTCGCCAATCTTTTTCACGTTCTTCTAGCGGAGTGTTCTGAATAGTTTCCCATTCTTCTTCTAGTTTATCCATATGGATAACTTGTTTGTATCCTCCGTATCCTTTAGGTTCTCGCATAGGAAAACGGCATTTTCGTCCTAACATGGTACGAATCTCTCCTTTTGCAGTTGCTACAGACATCACGGTAGCCGCTATTTCTCTAATAAAAGGAACTTTTTCATCGTATTCATTCCGTAATGTTTTTGCTTCGTCAAAGGGTATATCCCCAAGAATCCCCGCCAACTTACCAATACCCATACCATACATAATACCAAGATTAATAGTCTTAGCTAAACTTCTTTCGACCCCTGCTATGTCAGCAACCATTTGATGAAAATCAATATCATCTTCTTGGTATGAGGTAACAATCTCTTGGACACGAGAATTGTTTTTTGTGCCTGGTGCTACAGAGGCATAGTGCATTAACCACCTGGGCTCCTGAGCACTATAATCAAAACTTCCCCATTGACATCCTTCTTCAGGCAAAAACAATCCTCTAATCATTTCTTTTATTTCCGGATGACGTGCAGGTACTTGCTGAAGATTAGGGTGACTAGAAGAAAATCTCCCGGTTACTGTTCCTCCATCACCAGATCGTAATTGGTTAAATTCGCAATGAATACGACCCTTGTATTGATGCTGAAGGATAGTTTCTATAAAAGTTGTATTCGCCTTGTTATATTCCCGTATCTCTAAAATCTTTTTTGCTATAGGATGTTGATGCGTTTTAAGAAAATGCTTTGTAAAACTAGGTGCCCCTGACTTAGGAGTGCGTTCATATTCTAATCCTAATTTGTCAAAGGCCTGGGCTAAGGAAGTTGCTGTCCAAGGTTCAATATCTATACCTGTTTCTTTTTTCACTTCTAACAATAGCTTATCTTCTTTTCCTTGTAGTATTTTTTTTGTTGCTTCCGCTTTTTGCAAATCTACTCGTACACCTCGACAACGCATCTGGAAAATAATAGGAATAAGGTTTAGTTCCAGCTCTAAAATTTTTCCACAGTTTTCTTGAGATAATTTCCGACGTAGCACGTGCCACAAGTCCAAAGTCAAACGAGCATCGGTTTCTGCATACGCCGCAACACGAGAAGCCGGGAGTTTCCACATTTCTTTTTTAGCATCCACTCCGTGTTGATTAGCCGCTAATCGTAGTTCATCTTCTTTTTTCTTTTCGCCCAGATAAGTTGCCCCTAAACTATTCAATGCATACGAAAAACGATTCTCATCTAATAAAGGAGCGGCAATCATTGTGTCTAAAATTGTGCCTGGAATTTCTATCCCCTCACTTGCCAACCATCCTAAGTCGTATTGTGCGTTATGAAACACAACAGACATACCATGTTTTACTTGATCTTTTAACCATCGAATAACTATGTTTTTAGAAAGATTAGCTCCTCCTTCGTGTGCTATGGGTAAGTAGCCATACCATCGTGAAGATGCTACTGCAATCCCAATGAGATTTCCGTCTTTCCGTGTCCATCCTGGTCCGTGTGATAGTAAACGTGGATCGCGAGTTTCTACATCAATAGCTATAATTTTTTCTTGCGATAAATCAGGAAGTTCAACAGGGGGTACCCATGTTGGTTCATTAAATAAATCTTGTTCATACATTATCCTTACCTTTTAATTCATGGTCAATGTGAGATAATGCCCCCCATAGTGCTGTATAAGCGGTAGCATCCTTACCATCGTCCGGATTAAAGGTTCCCAATTCATCACGTGCTACTTTTAAAAGTACCATGCAAAAGGCTACTTGTTGAGGAGTAATAGTGGTTTTAAGATAAACAGACCATAGTTCGGCAATACGCTCATGTAAAAAATGAAAATCCCCGTGTTGCACTGCTCGTTCTTCGCTCACTAGTTTACTTGCTTCTATTAAAATTTGTTTGGGTATCATATGTCATAAAACCTTTCTGTTTGAGGTTGCATAATGTGTAAATGTTTCTTGGCTCTTGTGACCCCCACATAATACACTCTATGTTCCGTAGAGGGATTGCGTTCATATTCTTTATACGCCGCAAAAGATATGTCCGGAACTAATAAAATATTTTCGTCTTCTCCTCCTTTCATTGAATGAATCGTGTTTAATTTAAGTCGTGGAGACTTTACATTATCACCTCGCTTTAAAGCATTCAAAATATAATTTTGTGTTTGCAGTCCAATCTTTCCTAATACTTGATGCCATCGCTTGGAACCATCGACCAATAACCCCAGATCCTTACGTAAATAATCCATAGTCAGTAATGCATCCGCATGAATGTTTAATAAGGTTTGAGATCGTGGGCCAAATCCTCTTTTATATCCTTCATTTACATCCATTAAAGAATAAATATTACGAACTTCTTGAGCACTAATCTCCACACCTTTACACAAATTTTCCCAAGCCAGGATAGCTTCGTAATGTTTTTTAGGAATGCTTGGATGACCATTACGACTATAGATCCATCCTTCGTTTATTAATTCTGCGGCATAACGATCCAATATTCTATTGGTACGGGCCAATATTGTCCATTCTCCTTCGTCAATAGGTACATCCACTAAGTTATAATGATAATTTACCGATCCTTCTTTGGGGTTAGGCTCCCAATTTTTAGGAGCCCTCCCTTCAATTTGTTTAACAATTGATTGTGCCACCTCATATACAGGTGGAGGGACCCGGTATGATTGGCTTAAAACTTCTTTTTGTGTGGTTGCTTTTAAAAAACACTCCACATCTGCCCCTTGAAAATTCATAATTGCTTGGTCATCATCTCCTGTAAATATTTGTGTTGATGGACCCTGACGCAACACTTCTATCATCTTCCATTGTAGTGTGGATAGGTCTTGAGCCTCATCTACTATCAATACATCTATATCCAAAGGAGAGTTTTGCCTAATAAATTTCTCTATCATATCGGTAAAATCAATTTTCTTCTTTGCTTTTTTATAACTGTTATACGCACCAATCAAACGTGTTAACTCACTATAATCTAAGTTATAATCCCCTGTTTCTTGAAATATATCCTCTAATGGTTGGTTTCTACTCCTGGATAACTGATACATGTTTAGATACGCATCGCCTTTTTTATACCCTATAAAATCAAAATCACTTTCTGCATCTGATGTTGCTGAACTAAAATCTAGTCCTACCTCTTGCCCAATATGCCTAATATCCGAAGAACGAATCACATCCGAAGGTTTATATCCTAATGATTTAAAAGCCATAGAATGTAGTGTTTGAAAATAAGGCAATCTGTCTTCTTCTATATTCCAATCATTACACACACGTTCCCGACTTTCCGTAGCCGCTTTTTTCGTAAAAGAAACACAAGCTATTTTCTCTGGGTCAACTCCTTCTTCTATATATTCTTGAATAAGATTAGAATTGGTTTGTGTCTTGCCACATCCAGGCGGACCTAATATTGTTTTTATTTCATTCATTAGGAGCCTCCCATCTAAATTTTAATTGACCATAGATAGGTTGCCAATCTCTTTTTCTTTTTTCTCTGTCCCAACCACCACCTTTATTTTCCCCCATAATTTTCCATCCAGCTCCTCGCAAACTCGCTCCTGATTCTTCTTGGAGTGTATAAGTCACCATACGTTTGCCTCCCATTTGTTGCCAAATTCTCCAACATCTTCCATATAAAAAAGAACATGTTCCCTTGGGGGCTGTGTCTATAACACATACCCTGGTTATTTCGGCTGTTAATCCGTCTTGTAATAATCGTGCTATGGGTCTTCCTACAATAGCAACTCCTACAAGTTTGTCGGTACTTGCTCCAATAGAAAATCTCTGACCTCTTACCGGTTTATTGTGACGATGAAAATTTTTTATGAAGTCATTAGCCTCATGCCCAGTAATAGGAACAACCGAAAGTTTCAAAACGGTGGCTCCTCATCATCTTCTTTAAACTCGACAGAAGGCAGATCCACTTCTCCTTTTTTAATTTCAGGCACAAACCAACACCGAACGGTTTGCCATTTATCCTTATTATCTTTAAAACGAAACTGCTTATCGGCGGTTCCACCATTGTTCATTTCTTTCAATCTTTCCGTAATTTGGCCACGTGTATAGATTGTAAAGTTATTTCTTTTTAAAAAATCCTGTAAAGCACTTAATCGAAAATACGTAAAGCCTTCTTCTGTCCATGGCTTACCTGTCATAATTTCTTCCGGACTCCGTGCTTGCCC